GCGCTCGGTTACGCGCTTTGGGAGCTCGAGCGTCCGCGCGTCAGCGACCGGGCGCTACACGGAGGCGTCGCGTGACGGTGCCGCTGAGCCAGATCCTTGCGACGCTGCCGAGCGGGTCGCAGGGCCGCGCATTGAACGATCAGGAGCTTGGGACGTATCTCCGCGAGCACCTGGACACCGACGTCGAAAAGGCCCGCAACGCGCGGCACGTCCGACGTGACGAGCTGTATCGGGATGGGTCGAGCCGGTACATCCTCGACCTCGTCGAGAAGGTCTTTGAGGACCGGACGGTCCGCGAGCTTCGGAAGCGGCTCGTCCCGCTCGCCAAGTACGCCAACCTAGTCAAGCGCGTCGTCCGCGAGACGTCGACGATGTACAGCGAACCGGCGCGGCGCTACGTCGACGGCGAGGAGAACCAGCGCGCCTATGACCGGATCCTTGGCGACGAGGGCGTGCGGATGGACGCCGTTTCGCAGGAGATCAACCGGCTGCACAACCTCCACCGCGCGTTGCTCGTCGGCTACCGAATCCGCGTCAACCCCGACGGCACGAAGACGCCGGTCCTCGACATCGCGACCCCGTCGATCGTCCGAGCGGTCCTCCATCCCAACGACCCGTCGCTTGTCGTCGGGTGGATGATCCGCTCGAGCTTTCGCACCGCGCGCTCGCTCGTCGGCTTGCCGCGCCAGCCCGTGTGGGCGCTGTGGACCGATCACGAATACGGCTGGCTCGACGAGTCGATGACGCCGGTCGGTCCGCTCGTGCCGCACGGGTTCGGCATCAACCGTTGGGTGCCGCTCTCGTATGCGGTCAATCATCCGGGATTCTGGCCGGGCGAGGAGGGCGAGGATCTCGTGTCGGCGCAGCTCGCGCTTGGGTTGATCGCCGTCCTGCTGATCAAGGAGACGAAGTCGGCGACGCAACAGACGTTCCTCACCGGCGACACGTCCGCAATGGACCGCGCGCAGAGTCTCGACACGGAGCGTCCCGGCAGCGTCCCTGAGGGCGTCGGCGTGCTCACCGTAGATATGTCGGTGGACCCGTCGCAGTTCATCGCGCCGAGCGACCATATCGAGGAGCGAGCGGGTAACGGCTACGGATTGTCGGGGCCACTCCTGCGAAACCAAGGCGTCCAGTCCGCGGAAGCGCGCGAGTTGCTACGGATGCCGTTGCGCGAGCTTCGCAAGGAGCAGGCGCAGACCTATCGCGTGTTCGAGCGCCAGCTCGCGCGGGTGATGTCGGCGGTAACGGCGAAGGACGCACCGGAGCTTGCGTTTACCGTCGACGGATGGGGCATCGACTTCGGCGAGTCGCAGACGCCGCTGTCCGAGCGCGAGGCGCTGCAACTGTTCATCGAAAAGCGCGCGGCGGGCGTCGACAATACGATCGACTACGTCCGTCGGCTCAACCCCGACCTGCCCGACGACGAGGCGGCGCGTGCCGAGATCCTGACGAACATCAGCGTCGAGACGTGGCGCGTCGGAGAGATGCGCGACCTGCAAGCGATGTCCGGCGGCATGAGCACCGCTGGCGTCCCGCCAGAGACAACCCCTTCGGACGAGCAAGCCGTATGAGCTCGTCGTCAATCGCGGCGCGTCGGCTGACGCCGCACGGACTCACCCACCGTAACGGGTGCGAGCACGCCGGTCGCAAGACCCCATAGGCGAGGAGAAGCGAGAAGCGATGTTCCAGCGTCACCAACTCCAGCAAGAAGCGGACGCCTCCAGCGGAGGCGGCGCCGCGCCCGCACCTACCACGGCGCAAGGTTCGGTCCTCGACGGCGACACGCTCCGCGCGTTGACCGGCGAGATCCGAAACGCAGTGTTCGCCGAGCTGCGACGGAGCGGAGCGTTGCGAGAGCCCAGCGAGAAGAACGCGCCGAAGCCGACGCGAGCCGAACCGGCCGGCGACGTCGAGGAGCGTCTCGCCGCACTCCAGGCCGATAGCGTGCGGATGCGTGCCTACGACCGCGCTTGCGCGTCGCTCGGACTCGACGACGATCAAGCCGCGATGCTCGAGGGTATGTATCGGTCCGCAAACGTCGGACCGGAGCAAGCCCGCGAGTGGCTCACCACGACCGCGACGAAGCTGAAGTTGACCGGACGCACAACCGTCAACCCACCACAATCCACGCCGCCGGCCTCTCCCTCAAGGAGCGTGTCCGACGCCGGCGCCCCATCCGCACCGCTTGCAGCGACCGAGGACACCTCGGCGCTGGTGATGTCGCCGGCAGACCGCGCCGCGTACATCAAGCAGCACGGCATGGCGGCGTTCCGCGCCAAGGTGCAACGCGACGCAAAGGGTAGCCGCGTCGGTATCCGCTGACGAAAGGACCGTGTCATGGCTAACGAGACGACGACCACCACCCTCGACGACCTCACCCACGCCTCGCTGATCGAGCCGTACCTGATCGCGGCGCTCAGTGAGCAGCCCGGGCTCTATCGGTTTTGCAAGGAGTTCGACCTGCGCGGCAAGTCCACCAAGGCGCTCGACATCCCCGTCGAGACGTCGTGGTGGGGTTCGCCCGACGACAACGGCGCCGGCGTCGACACCGAGTTCAACGCCACCGAGGCGACCGTGCTCAGCAACACCGCGGTGTCGACGTCCAAGGTGACGATCACCGCCGCTGAGTACGGCGTTGCGATCGAGGTCACCGACAACGTCGAGGAGGATTCCGTCGACGGTCTTGACCTGATGCTGCGGCTGGAGCAGCGGATGCTCCACGTCCTGTCGCTGGCGATGGAGGACGACTTCCTCGCACTGTTCGCGTCGCTGTCCAACGGTGTCGGTACCTCGGGCGTCGACCTCACCGTGGCGCAGCTCCTCGACGCGATCACCGGCATCCGTATCCGCGGCGCGGTCGCGGATTCGCTCGTCGGCGTCCTCGACAACGTCCAGGCGAACGACCTCCAGTCCGCGCTTATCGCCACCAACGCCGCCGCGGCGGTGTTTGCGCTCAGCGCCGACCGAATCATCAACTACAACCCCAGCGCGGACCGCGGTCTGTCGGCGCAGCGCCAGGTTGCGACCTTCGCCGGCGTGCCGATGTTCACCTCGGGGCTGACCGACACCGCGAACGCCGGCGCCGACGTCGTCGGTGCGGTGTTCACGCCGTCCACCGCGTTCAACGACCAGGCCGGTCACGTCACGTTCGGCATGGCGTGGAAGCGCCTCCCGCGCTTCGAGATGGAGCGCAACGCGAAGCTCCGCACCACCGACCTCGTGATGACGTGCCGCTGGGGCGTCGCCGAGATGGTCGACGGGTCCGGCACCAAGATCGTGACCGACGCGTGAAGCGTCACCGCGGCGCCGACTAGACGGCTCAGCCCGGGGGCAGTACCCGGGCGCCGCACCGCAGGACAACAGGAGGCAGCAAAATGGCAGAACCGATCCTTTGGGCGCACAAGGCAGCCGCGACGCGCAGCCGAATCGCGCGGCGGTGGAACGAGGCGACGCAGAAGCTGGAGATCGCCGTCGACGAGGAGACTGGGCTTCCGGTGCGCGAGCGCGTGCCGCAGCGGGCGCACGAGGCGTCATCGGGCTACAGCGAGCCGCGCGTTGCCCGGCATCAACGCACGCTCTACGTCCTCCAGCACGATGGCACGCTCGCCCACGTCCCGATGACGATGGGCGCCGGCGACATTGACGGCGCGGACCATTTCGGCAAGTACGTTCGCGCAAAGGCGCGGCACTTCGGTTGGCTCCCAGTCGGGCAGTGCCCGCTGCGCGCGGTCGCGGCGGGAACGGTCCAGCCTCATCAGCTCCGCGACGCGGACCTTCGCGCCAGCGCGACGGACGGGACCGGCAAGGCGTGTCAGGGCTCGTTCGGCGAGGAGCGGTGGTGCCCGCACTTTGTCGCCGAGGAACGCGCCCGCAAGGCACTGAACGCGAAGGTCCAGGCGAAGCGCGCCGCGGCTCACCAGAGCGAGGCCGACAAGATCATCCGCGCCGGTCAACAGCAGACCAAAGACATCGTTAGCGGCGTTGCGAACGTGCTCGCCGATGCGATCCGGCTGTCGCAGCCCGAGCCGGCGCCGCGTAGCAAGCGAGGCGATACGCCGTGACGGTCGCGGGCGCAGGAAAGCTCACCGGCGGTGTCCGTCCCGAGGACTACCGTCCGGCGCCGCTGCGTCCGCTCACGACGCCGCAGGAGCTCAAGGAGGCGACGGTCCGGGACTACGCGCTCGCCGCGCAGCGGACCGGGCAGCCGGTTGACGTCGCGGCTATCGAGCGGGTGGCCGTCGAGCACCTTCGCATCGTCGACGCGTACCGAGCTGGCGTGGACACCACGGCGCGTCCTGCTCCGCAGGAGCGCCCGAACCTTGCCGCCGCGGCAGTTGCAGCGGACCCCGACAGCGGCGTCAAGCTGCGCGAGCGTGGAGCACCGGACCTCGTAGCGCCGCTCCACGGCAAGGGTCGCCGCGACGGGAAGTGGGCGCACGCTCGAGCGCGGCTGCGGCGAATCCTTGAGGGAATGACACCGAAGTTCCGGACCACCGCGCAGGGCGCCGAGTTGGACTTCGACGGCTCGACGTCGACCGCGCAGATCCCGCAGCTCGCACGCCGCTACTATCGCCTTTGGGGCAACTTCCTGCACCGCAACCGACGGTCGCGGCACAACCCGTTCGCGGGGCTCAGCGACGCGGACGCGTGCCGGATGTTTGTCGCAGAGGTCTACGCGATCTGCGACGCGTCGACCGGCCGGCTCGGACAGTGGTGGGTGCCGCGATGACCGAGGTACAAGACATCCTGTTCGGGATCGCGGGGCAGACGCTCTATTTCGACGCGCCTGAGGGTCGCCCGTCGAGCGTCACCAGCGTCGAGGTCTTCGCCGACGAGAACGCGGACACGTCTCCAGCCGAGACGGCGATCACCGGCGTCGGTTCGGTGGAGGCGATTGCGCTGACGTTCGCAAACCCGAGCGGACCGAACCAGGACGACGCGTACAAGTTGCACTTGACCTCGGTAACCGGCCTCGTCCGATCGACGCCCGCAAACCGTCGGTGGTACTGGGCGACCGCGACGGACGGCGCGCGAGAGCAGGTCGAGGTGGCGCGAATCGAGACGGCAAGCGACCACGCCTACGCCCGCAACCCGCTGACGCAGGAGTACGTCAGCGGCAACACGTTCGCCTCGCCGCGCATCACGGCGACCGTCGCGACGGCATGGTGTAGCGACCTGAACAAGATCAGCGACCCGTTGAACCCGAACCCGCGCTACCGGGTGCGCTGGGTCTACGTCGTCGGCGGGGTGACGTGCGTCGGCGTGTCGTGGTTCGACGTCGTCCGCTACTCTGCGCTCTCGACGGTAACGCCGATGGACGTCGAGCGCCGCTTCGCCGGATGGTTGCACCGACTGCCGATTGACGAGCGGCTGGAGCAAGGGCAGCGGATCATCCGCGAGGCGCAGCGCGAGGTGGGCGTCCGGTTGCTTGAGCTTGGCAAGGGACTGGCTCCGCAGCGCAACTCGCCGGCGCTCAACGAGCTGGTCTTGTACATGGCGCGATTGATCGCGCATGAACAGCAGTTCGACGACGGCGCCGACAACGCGGCGCAGGTCGATCGCGCGGCGCGCGAATTCGAGCGCCGGCTCGGGTTGCTCCGCGAGCCGAAGGTCAACCAGCAAACGACATCGGACGGCGGCGGTGCGCCGACGTTCCAGGTCCCGATCTTTCGGAGGTAGTCATGCCGCTCAGCACACCAGATAGCGACGTCAAGGCAATCACCAGCGCGTCGGTCACGTTCGACACCACCATGGTGTCCGGCGTCCAGTATGTGCTCCGCGGGTCGTGCGACCTCTGGTACCGGATCAGCTCCGCGAGCACCGCCGCGCAGGCGAACACCGACGCTAACCATTACTTGCCGAAGGGTGCCACCGCGCTCGTCGCGGCGAATGGCGCGGCTAACAAGATCACCGCGATCCGCGACGCCGTCGACGGTTACGCGAGCCTTTCGGAGCTTGTCGGGGTCGCGTGATCGACCTCCTCGCATACGGCGACGAGCCAGAGATTGCGTTGCTACTGGAGAGCGCCAGCCGTGCCGCGGCGTACCCGGCGACCGGGACGGCGTTCACCGCGCTTACCGGGACCACGCTGACGTCGCTCTACCTATTCGACGAGGCATCGGGCGACGTGCTCGACAAGGTCGGGGCGAACAATCTGACGACCGTCAACACGCCGACCTACGCCTACGCCTACCAGGGACGCACCGGCATCCACTACGACGCGGACATCGACGCGCACCGGGCCGACGTTCTCGCGCTCGGGACCGGGTCGGGGTTGTACGGTGCGGTGATTCGTAAGACCGGCGACACGACCGCGGCGCGCAACATCGTGCAGCGGACGAACGGGTCAAACGACCCGTGCGTCATCCTCAACTTCGCGGTGACCAGCGGCAACCCGCAGATCATCGTGCGCGACGCTGGGGCAAACGCGCTACTCGTCGACGGAGCGACCTTCGCGGGCGACACCACGAGCCTCCTGCTTGCCATGGTGCAGATCGACAAGAGCACCAACACGGCGCGGGCGCTTGTCACGGACGGTCGCCAGTTGCTCGAGCTTAGCGGGTCGATCGCCGGATTCGGCTCGCTTGACGGAGCGTCGCAGACGTTCGGGTTCGGAAACCGGGTGCAGCTCGGGCAGACCGCTGCGTTCTATGGTTTCGCGGTCGTCGGCGCGGGCGCCGAGGGTTCCTCGAGGCTGCGGGACATCGCCCGCGGGCTGGGGTGGCTATGACTCACTGGCTACCCGACGAGGGGTCCCCGGTCCGCACGGTCGACAGCGGCGCGGCGTGGCACGTCTGCTACCTCGACGACGGGCGTTATCAGGCGCAGGTCCAGCTTGCGTCGGGTCGGTGCGTTTTGCACTGCGGCGAGGGGGAAGCGGTCGCGTTCCGCGTCGAATCGGACGACTCGATTCCGGTCGCCGACGCGCTGGCGATTGCAGCGGCTATCCGCGATGACGTCGGAGTGCTGCCGTGACCACGACGGTCGCCGACATCCGCGCGACGATCGTCGACACGATCAAGGCGCTCGTCCCGACGGGCATCACGACGCCCCGGTTCACGCCGTGGCAAGAGGACACGCTCCGTACGTCGTTCCGCTTGTGGAGCGAGAAGAACCCGCTCGCGGCGTTTCGTCGGTTCTCGGTGCGGGTGCTTCCTGGGGTCGAGCCGGCCGGCGTCCACGACTACAACCGGCGCCGCGAGGTGGCGCGGCTCGAGTGCGTCGTCGCGTACCCAGCCGATCACCGTTACGGCGCGCTGGGTGCGGTGTCGCTCGACACGATCCTCGCCGCGGACATGGCGCTAATCGTCGACGCGGTCGGGACGAAGGGCTACGCGACGATCTCGCCCGCTGCGGCGGCGGTGGTCACCGACGAGGGCCACACCGTTGAAGACCTCGAGGCGTGCCGCTTCGGCGTCGCCACGTTCACCTGCGAATACTACCGGAGCACAACATGAGCCGCACATCACGCCTTCAGTCCGTCCATTACGAAGCCGAGACGACCTACGCCGAGGAGGTCTACACGTTCGGCACGCGGCTCGGCGTCTATGACGTCGTCGACGTGTCGGGCTTGACCAAGACCAAGCAGGACTCGCCCCGCGCGACGCAGTATCGAGGAGAGAAGGGAATCCCGATCCCGCTCGTCAAGGGAGGCTCGTTCAAG